TTCCGTTTCGGAATAAAGCAAAAGCTCCACAATTGCGGAGCTTTTCTGATTTATCTGAGAGGTAAACCCATATGGACTGTACCGTAAAAGGCAATCTGCCCTCCGAAATTTTTGAGGACATTAAAAAAATTGCAGACAACAGGATAAATTTTCAACAGTTAAAAAACAAGACTGTTTTCGTGTCGGACTGTCACGGACTTATTGCATATTACATTATATGCACATTGCTTGAGGGCAATGATTTTTTTGAAAGCAACACAAGGGTAATCACCCTTGCAAAAAGCCGTGAAAATGCCGAAAAGCAGTTCGGCAACCTTACTCTCCGCAAAGATTTTGTTGTTGAAATCGGAGATTCAAGAGCATTTTCCGTAAATGAAAGAGCCGACTTTGTAATATACTGCAACTGCCCGTGTGAGGTTGCAGAGGAAGATTGCAGTAATCCCGAAATTGCGGATACAATCACTTCGGGCTTTGCAAATGTGCTTGAATATGCAAAAGAGTCAAATGCCGAATCGGTTCTGCTCGTATCTTCATATATGGTTTACGGGGAAGTTTTCAGCGGTAAAAATAACATTTGCGAAAACGACCTCGGCTATCTTGATCCGACCGATGCCGACAGTGCATACGCACAAAGTATGCGTTCAGCCGAAACACTTGCTGTTTGCTATGCTGAAAAGTTCGGTATGAATGTAAAAATCGCCCGTCCCTGCCCCACACTCGGAGGTGTCAGAATGAGCGATGAAAGAAAATGGGCAAAGCTGATTGTCAGTGCGGCAAAAAATCAGAGCATTATGCTTACAGATAACGGTGGCGAAAAGTTCAGCTTTTGCTATGTGACGGACACGGTTTCTGCATTGATTGATATTTTGCTTAACGGAAAAAGCGGCGAGGCATACAACATTTCAAACGGTAACGCAAATGTGACAATGCGGGAATTTGCACAGCTTGTAAAATCGGCAAATCCCGAAAAGAATCTCTCTGTAGTGTTCGTTCACAGAAAAGACGAAGAAGAACCCGAATTTTCTCCGTCATCCCCCACACCGTATGTTTTGTGCAATGATAAAATAAAATCACTCGGCTTTAGTCCGAAAACCACGCTTAAAGACGGAATAAAACGCAGTATAAGAGCAACAGAACTGCGAGCAGAATTGCGAAGGATAAAGTAATGCGTATTAAAGATTTTTTAAACGAATTTGAGGCCGACAGGGCGGCATTGCCCGGAGTTGAAAAAGAAACTCTTGCAAAGCTCAGGAACAAAACAATTGTCATCTCAGGCGGTGAACTTGCAAGGTGTCTTTGCTATGCCTTTCTGTACAATAACGAGGCTAAAAGGCTCGGAATAAAAGTTATCCTTCTCGGCAAATCACGCAACGCAATGGCATCATACCACAGCGAACTCTTGTTAAGAGATGATTTTGATTTTGTAGATTATAATTCTGCATCAGAAATTTCAAGTGCCGACTATGTAATTACAACAGGAATCTGCGGTGAACATACAGACAACAACCCACAGATTATGATTGACGGCATTGCAGAGATAAATGCCTGTGCCAAAATTGCAAAAGCCACAGGCGCAAGAGTTGTCGTTGTGAACGACAGCAGAATTTACGGCAAAGCCAAACCGCACAGAGTTTATTCCGAAAACGAGTACGCAGAACTTGACGCAACCTCTCCCTCATCGCTTGCAGGTCAGCTTATGAGAACGAGAGAAACCACCTTGCACTCGGTTTTGAAGAACAGCGAATCAACCGTTACAACGCTCAGAACGGGCATAATTTTGGGAGCGTCAAGCAACTTTACAAGCGTGCTTGATCCTGTTTTTGACGATATAGCCAACCGCCGTGACACAGTTGTTCCGGCAACAAGGGATCGCTGCACCTTTGTTTATATCAACGATGTTTTAAAGGCGATTGTTTTCGCAATGACAAATCTTGAAGAAAACGCAGTTTATAATGTCGGCGGCAAAAACTGCAACGCATCGCTGATTATGATTGCGGCTGTTCTCAACGATATTTACGGCAGTCGCTGTACAATTGAGTCGGGCGATTTTACGGAGCTTGACGGCTGTGCAATTAATTCAAACAAGATTTCCGTAAACGAATGCACTCCCGATATTGACCTTGAAACCATGCTGAAAATCTGCATAATGGACAAGATGAAGTCCGAAAAAGTTCTGCGTATCCCCCACTCACACGAGCGCAGACTTGATTCAATCCACGAAATTCAGCTTGCATTTCTGCTTGAAACCGACAGAATTTGTCGAAAGCACAACATAAAATATTTTCTCGGCGGCGGAACACTTCTCGGTGCAATCCGTCACAAAGGATTCATTCCGTGGGATGATGATGCCGATATTATGATGTTGCGTGAAGATTTTGACCGCTTTTGCGAGATTGCGCCAAAGGAACTTCCGAGCAATATGACTTTTCAATCGTACCATACGGACAAGGCTTGTTTCTATGAATTTGCCAAGGTCAGACTTGACGACACTTTTTTTGCAACCGACTTTGCAAAAGACCATCACGCAATGCACAACGGAATTGCGTTTGATATTTTCTGTCATGATAACACAGCCAATTCAGCAATCGGACGAAAAATTCATATGGCTGTGACTCTGTTCACAAGAGCGCTGGTGTTCAATAAATGGAACAATCGCAAGGCTGAAAACGGCAGTAGAATCCAGAGCATTGTAACAAATTTCTGCAAGAAAATATTTCCGCTCAGATTCAGTATGTGGCTTGAAGTCCGTACTTTAAAATTCTTTATAAACAAAAAGAACGCAAAATATCTCTATGACGGAATGGGCAGAAATATTTATAACGGTGCTTTTCCAAAGGAATATCTTGACGATGTTGCTTATGCCGACTTTGAGGGTTACAAGTTTCCCGTGCCAAAGGAATATGACAAGTACCTTACTTTCCTCTACGGCGACTATATGGAGCTTGCACCGCTGTCAACAAGAATGGGTTGCCACGAAATTGCCCTCTGCGACATTGGAAAATATGACGGTTTCAAAATCCGCAAACCCGATTCTGAAAAATAATCAGCGTAAAACAGACCGATAAAATAAATGTGACTTGACACTTACCTGTCGGTCTGCTATAATAATATAGCACATTTTGAGTACTGTTGCGGAATCAGCCGAAAAGTAAGATTTATCTGAAAGTAAGCTCCGCCTCGGTTTCCCCACCGTGTAAAAATCAAGGGAATTTGAATTGATTATGCAAAAGTTGACATAATCATTTTCAATTTTCAATTTAATAAGCAGGTATGGCGGAATTGGCAGACGCGCATGGTTCAGGTCCATGTGAAAGCAATTTCATGCAGGTTCAAGTCCTGTTACCTGCACCATAGCTTTTTACCCCGGTAAATATGATATTTACTGGGGTTTTGCTATACTTAAATCACTCTAAAACACGGAAAAATACATATCGTAGCTAACACACAGCTAACAAGTAGCTAACAAATCTACAAATAACAAACTCCCCTCACCTATCTTCAATGACAGTGTGAGGGGAGTTTTTGCAATTATGTGTTGAATGTCCTTTAGGTTTTAATTAGCCGAGTGCCTTTTTTGCGTTGGCAATTTTGTTGTCTTTTGCTCGAATACCGTCATTGATGAGATGATAGATAGCATTGATGGTCTTCTCGCCAACGATACCGTCAACTGTGACTTTACCTGCTCTCTGTGCCTCTTTTACAGCTTTCAAAGTGCCGTCACCGAAACCGTTTGAATTATCGACTTTTGTCTTGATAATTTTCATGTTATAAAGCGTAATTAACTGCTTCTTAAATGCGAGTGTTGCTGTGTTGTGTGAACCGTATTTAATCATTTCCTCATTCTCCTTATTTGATGTTTTACCGCCGAGCTGTACGGTTACTTCGTCTGCAAGATTGCCAAGTCTATTGTAAAGCCAGTCGCCTGGGCAAGATTTATTCGCAAACCACCTGTGTACAGTCAAGACCATTTCACCTGATTTTGGCGAATAATTCAGTGTCTTGTCCTCATTACCGAACCAAAGCAGTTTAGTCTTGCCGTTACGCTTGCAGATGTCAACGCAGAGTGCAACGAGTTTGTTATACACCTTGCTGTTCATGGTGTACGGAGCTACCGTGTCGCTTGCACATTCAATTGTGACTGCCCTCTGGTCATTTGCATTTGATGAACTACACCAAGAGCGGTTTCCTTCGTCAACGCAGAGCAACACTCTGCCGTCATAGCCGATTCCGTAGTTACAGCTTGCCTCACAGGCTGTATTCATAAAGATGTTGCCGAGGGTTTCGACACTACACTGACCTACAACGCAATGCGGAGTAATGCGGTCAATACTGTGTGTGCGTTTACCACTGTGGTTTGGGCTTAATTTTGTGTAATTAACAAGTTTTGAATTACTCATAATTATTCCTCGCTTTCTGCGTATAATTTTTTCAAGTCGATATTTTCCATAACTGCCCTTGCTTCAAGTACGGCTCTGTAATCGCTCATTGCTTTAATTTGCAAGTCATATGTACTGCGTGGGCAAGTCGGAATAAAATTCAGATTCTCTTTATCCCAGTTATCAAGCATTTTCTTTAAGCCGTCGTGGCGGATTGATAACTGCTGATATTCAGCGATAAACCTTTCTTTGTAATCTTCGCTTAACATTTTGTCAACAGTATTAGATAAAACCATAATTACTCCTCGCTTTCATCTGTTTTTACTTCGACTGTTGTCTTTAATCTCTTGACGATTGACACCAAAAATTTCGGCAATGGAATACCGATTTCCGAGAGATTTTCTAAGATTGAAATCAACTCGTTGATGATAAACCAAATCGTAACAATCATGCCGATGCAGTAGTTAATCCGCAGGTCGATTCCGCAGTTGACAAGTGCCGAGCTGATGAGATAATCTGCAACAATTCCGACCGCTACAGCTACGATATAGCCTACCTTTTTGATAATGCCTGTTACACCGACACGGCTGTTAAGCGTGTGACTGATGTATGCCTGCGCCATTCCTGTGATATAGTCGATAATCATTACCGCAATCATCACCGCAAACGGCACAAGCAAGATGTTAAGATATGCGACAATAGCACCACACACCGTGGCAAATAATGCCTGTAAAATGTTTTCTTTCATTGTTTACACCTCGCTTTCTGTCGGCTCGTCAACGGTTGGATTATCACCCCACACCGCCATAACGGCATTGTAATATTCGTCTGACAGCACCGTTTTAAGCTGTTCTCTGCCGGATTCGTCGTTCATATATGCATTGCGGATGTTTCCGCCGACCTGCATTTCTTCACCGTTAAAGGTCAAAAACTGCTGTCTGAGTACCGAAACGCTGTCCCTTGTGAGCATATCCAGTGTGATTTTTTCTTTAAGTTCCATTTTTCATACCTCCGTTATTTTTATATTTTGTAAATCAAAGAAAAGTTTACCTGCTCATCAGCGACGAAATTATAAGCCTGTTTATTGAGCGGAGTAAACTGCAACCAAGCCGATTTATTTACACTTCCTCTGAACATTCCGCCGTTTTTGCTTATGCCGATATCATGAACAATCACATCCGATTTGTTTGAGAAAGGCATATTGAGCAAAGCTATTGTAGATGTTCCGCCTAAAGTTGTTGCGTTCATAATGACGGTGACATTTACAATAACGATATCGCCAATTCTTTCATAAAGGCAAGTTGCAGATTTTATTTTATCAATCTGAGTAGAGTACGGAGTAAGAGTAGCTGTGCCGAGTTCGATATTTGACGAATCGTATTTAGTCGCCAAGGCGGTTTTATCTGCTTTCACAAGCAGAGCGTTGTAAATTGCTCCGCTTGTGAGATAACACGGGCTGTTATTTTTTGGTTCGCTGTCGAACGGCATTGAATTGAGCTTTTGGGCAAGTTTTTGGTCTGTTCTTTCCTTCGTATATGCGTCCGTAATTCCGTACCCTGCAAGCGTTGTCGATTTATTGGCTTTACTTGCAAGATTTGCGTCGGTCGTATCAAACCTTGCTCCAAGCGAATTTTGACCGCCTCTTGCTGTGGCTATTTCGGTTTCAAGTGCAATTGCTCCGTCCGTTGCCCGTTCAATCCCCTCGTCCATATGGTTGAGGTTGTCGGCATTGAGGGGCGGAGCAGAGCCGTTCACAAAGACAATTTTATTGTATTTGTTCATTTTCTTTTACTTCCTTTCCTAATCGTTTTTCGCCCTTTGATGTGAGGGCAGTTATAAATCCGTCCATTTTCTTATTGAACACAAATGTTTCGATTGTCGGCAAATCTTCAAACGGAGTTTTAATTGTGTACTTATCGCCTGCCTCAAGCCACCAATACGAAAACAGCTTAATTTTTGTCGGGCGGTATTTATATACATCACCAAAAAAATTAACAGAATTATATTTTGTGCCGATATCACTTGCTGTTGTTCTGCACCTCATCAAAATGTTATCGGAAACATACCACGAAAAATCGTTACTGTTGCCATACAAAAACGCTTTTTTATCAGCAAATTTAGCACTGTACATACGGATAGGCTCAAGTTCGTAATCTTCAAAGGATAAATCTTTGTACGAATCGATTGTTTCAACGGAAGATTGAGAATACAGCCTTTTAAAACGCATTTTTCCGTCGGCATCTATAACGGCAAAGCTCAAAGTTAATTCTGCATAAGCTTGGATTAAACCTGACAAGGTAATGTCCTTTATAACCTTTTCCACGCAGGTATCATCAAATTTCAGTGGTACACTAAAGACAGATAAGCTCGGCGGTGAAACCCCTGTAATTGCATAATCTTTGGCAAATTCTGCGATTATTGAATAAAAGCTCTTAAAATTATCGTCTTTTTGATAGTGCGCATAACCATAAGCAAAACTGCCGTCCTCGTTCTCTTTGCCTGCAAACCACAAAGACATATCCACCTTTGACATATCATAAAAAGCGTCATAGGCTGTGATTTTGACGATGTTACGCTGTTTTTTATCTCTTTGAGCCGACTGAATTTTACCGTAGAAAACAGGACATTCAACCGTTCCTGTTTCGGCAGGACAAATAAGAGTATTTGACGGGTACAAATCATCTGACGGATACAACTCTGATTCAAGATATGTTGCCGTTATGATGACCTGTACTGTCTTTCCTATCAAAGCCGAGCAATCATAATCAATGAGTTTCACGCTCATTTCAGAGGCTATGCAACCGCCGAATTTCAATTCTTTTTCAACAATTTCATTTTCAAGCGAAAAGCTGTCAAGCACGATACTTTCACCTGTTATATCCTCAAAACTGCCGTCGGGGGAATGCAGGGCAACGGTGTTGTAAAGTGTGTTTGTTTTCAGCTTATCAGCAATTTCTTTAGATACAAGCATTTTTAAGAATCACCCCTTAATACTCAATCAGCTCAACAGTAATCGGCTGATAGGTTATATCATTCTTTTCGGCATTCATTACGGTATATTCAATATCAGGAATATAAAAATAAGAGGTGTAATAGCTGTTCGTTTCATCGTTCCAATAAGTTACCCTGCACTTTCTCTGTAACTTATTCGCCATTGAGAGGTTGATAATCGACTGAAAATCAATCTTTTCGTCAAGATGAAGAATGTGAGTTGAAAACGAAATTTTTGTTTTGTAATTTGGCAGCGTTGCCCTTTGAAGCGTACCGTTCTGATCTCGTTCCGCAGAAGTTTCAAGTCGCTGATTCGGAGTTGATGAAAATGCGGTAATGTACTTATTCGGCATTATGTTGTTGCCGAATTTAAGCAAATAGCCGTTATAATTTGACATATCATTCCCCCCTTTATGCAAATGCGGATTTACCGTTGTGTCTGCGTCTGTAAAGCTCATCCTGCCTTATCATTTCTTCAAAAAGCGTTGAACCCTCAAGCTCGGCAGTAAACGAATAAGTGTTGCCGCCGTTATTGCGAAAGATAATGAACATTTCATAAATGCGTTTAAGCAGGTCAAGAATTTGTGTGAGAATCACTGTATCCTGACCGCCCGAATTGTCGAGCATACCCTGTAACTTGTTAAGAGGGGAAATAACCTCAGGGTTACCGCTGTTAGCGCCTGCGTTATCGCCGACAACCGCAAGTGTCGGAGCCTTAACAATACCGCCTTTTGCAAATTTTCGTGTCGGTGATTCCGTGGGTTCTTCAAATCTCGGAATAAGAGGCGGATTTTCAGGCATTGAAAAGCTCCAATCCTGTCCAAAAGCCGCTCCGATAATACCGGCTATTCCGCCGATTGAATTAACAACACCCGAAACGAAATTATAAATACCTGTCCACAACGCATTTATGCCGTCAATGATTGCGTTTATAATGAACTTAAACACGGCGCAAATGCCGTCCCAAATGCCTTTGAAGAAGTCGTAGATACCCTGCCATGCTTTTTTCCAATCGCCTGAGAAAACACCTGTAATGAAGTCAATAAGACCGCCGAATGTTTTCTGTATAGAGGTAATCAACCCACCGATAAATGTAAACACATTATCAAACACCCTTTTTACGGCATTGAAAACATTCTGAAATATAGGTCCCCAAAAACTGACAAGCCAGTTTACAAACGGTGACAGGAAGTTATTCCACACGGTTGAAACACAGTCTGCAACCTTGCCGAAGAAGTTTATTGCGCCTTCAAAAACAGGCTTCAGCCAGTTTTCCCAAGCTGATTTTACGATTGCTACGATAAAATCCCACGCAGGCTTAATCCATTGATTGTAAACATTCATCAGGGTTGTGCCGATGTTGGTAAACATATTGCAGATATTCTGAAAAATCTGCTGTCCGTTGCCGTTCCACCAATTACTGATAATTGTTCCGATATCTCCGAAAATCTGACCGATAAAGTCAAACACATCTGCAAACTGCAATTGTAAATTTTCGAGAAATTCAGTGATTGTTGCACCGTCATTTTCAGTCCATTCAACAAGGCTTTCGGTTGCGATTGAAAACGCACCCGAAACAACTTCGCCGACTGAACCCGCAAAGGTTGTAAGACCGCTTAAAAGATTGGAAATTGATTCTTCCATTTGAGGGCGAACATTGTCAATTGCATTGCCTGCAAGTGTACCGAAATTATCAAAAAAGATTGAAAGATTGTTATAGCCGTTTGTAAGATTGTTGCCTATGGTGTCTATAAAGCCGATAATCTTTTCCCTGTCTTTTGAAATCCACTTAGCAACACCGCCTGAAATGGTCTGAAACGACTTTCCGCCGATTGTCGCAACCGCTCCGAATGCAGAGCCGATTGCCCCGAGTTTTGCAGAACCGACCTTTTGCATTGTGCCGAATGCCTTTTGAACTATGGGAACAGCATTATCAAAAACGGTCTTGCAGTTCTTGCCTATAGCTGACCAGTCAACCTTGTTAATACCTTTCTGTACATTCTCGACAAAGCCTTTGAATCCGCTTTTTTCGTATAGATTTTTGAATGCCTCCGAAAGGTTTTTGCTTGTGTCCTTGACAACATTCTTTGCAACAGCTCCGCCCGATGAACCGCCCGATGAGCTTTTTGATGAAGATGTATCTGACTTTGAAGAACTATCGGTACTTGAAAGCACATTCAGCTTATCAAAGCCCGCAACACTTCTCTTTGCTTTTTCGGAACTTTTCTGAACATTATCAAGTGACTTTGAACTGTCATCTGCCGTATCCGTAAGGCTTTTGGCAGAATCGGACGCAGATTTGATATTGCTTGCGGTGTTATTGCCTGTATCCCAGCCGAATACCTTTGAAAGCGATTCAACCGCACCTTTGGCATATTCCGTTAAAGTCGCAAGTGCGGAACTCAACCGCTTTACAACCTGAGTTGCCACCTGTAAAATAGGCTGACCGACTACGGCAAGGAGCTGTTTCCAACTTTCTCTGAGGTTGCCTGTTACATTCTCCCAACCGTCTGCTTCACGGCTTGCCTGCCCCATAGCACCCGAAAGTTGATTAGCGTCCTTGACTATTTGCAAAAGCGTGAGCTGTTTCTGCGATTCCGACAAATCCGTAAATGACTTGCCATACAGCTTATTAGCCGCCGCATTTCGTGTGGTTTCAGTACAGGACAAACCGAGTGCGGCATCATTTTCAAAGTTGCCTTTCAAGAACGATTTCAGGCTTTCTGCGGTGTCTTCAAGCGAACGGTCGTAATATGCGGCACTGTCGGCTGTTACCTGTAAAGCCTCCTGCATCATACCCAAAGCACTTGAACTGTCCATACCCGTAGTTTTTGCAAAGGCATAAATGCTTGTGCCGACACCCTGTAATCGGGTTTCAAGAATACCGCTTTGATCGGCAACGCTCTGAATGGCTGATTCTGCCTGCGACTGCATTGTGCCGAATGTCTGCTCAAACTGCGAATTTGCCGCATTGACTTCCGCAGCCGATTCAATGCACTGCTGACCGAACTCCTTAATTTTGGCGACGGAAAAGGCGGCAACCACAGCTGTACCGATTTTCTTAAACGAAGATGAAACCGAATTGCTTAACTGCTCACCGCTGCCTTTGATGTTTGAAAACTCTTTCTCGGTTTTCTGAGAAACGCCCTCTGAAACCTTTGAAAAGGACTGTTTCATATCCGTGCTTACATTTTCAAAATCTTTTGAAAGACTTGAAAATGCCAAATCAAACTTTTTTGTAATTGAATCGGAAATCTTATGCAATGTTTTGGAAATATCATCACCCGTAAGCCTGACATCAAGCTCAATTTCACCCGCCTTTGTCGCCATATTCACCACTTCCTTTCATTTTAGATTCTTTAAAAACAGGCATAAAAACAGCGCACACCGTTATGATGTACGCTAATAAAATTTTGCAAAAGAACAGCCACCCCGTTTGGAGTGGCTTTTTGTTTTAGTTGTTGAGTTCGTAGTATTTGATGTCGATTTTCGGAAGTGACACATTGTTGCCCATTACGGTTTCATATGTATAGTCGCCGTCACAAGTTCCCCAGAATGTGATTACATCATCTTCAAGGAGTTTGTCCGCACCGTCAGGAATTTCTACAGTTGCGTAGATTGTATCAGTCCACAATGGTTCATCAAGATACTCATTTTCTTCTTTGGTTATATTGATTCTCAGGTCAACCGAACCGCCCCAGCCTTCCTGAACCTGAATAATCTGACCTTCAAACTTGTAGTCATTACCTTTGTACTTGTCAGGGTTTCTTGAAAGAGTTTTAAAGTCGATTGTTTTGCAACCGTCTTTAAATTCTTTTTCAACCTTCTTCGGGTCTTTAGTAGGCTTTTCTGTTGCAACTTCTTTTGTGGTCGGTGCTTCTGTCGCTTTTTCAGTTGCTTTTTCTGAACTCTGATTTGCAACAGTAGTTTCCTGCTTTGATTTGTTTGAGCTGCTGTTACCGTTAATTGCACCGTTTACACCGCCAACAATCATAATAGCAACAACGATAATAACCCAAAAATACCAACGCTTGTAAATTTTCTTCTTTGCATTTGCGGGATTTACGGTTGCCGAGGTTGAATCGTTTCCGCCAAATCCTGCACCGCACTTGTCGCAAAATTTTGCATCGTCCTTTAATTCGTTTCCGCAATGTGGACATTTCATAAACATACACTCTCCTTAATAAATTTGTTAGTGTATGTTACATTTTATCACTGTATATTAACATTGTCAAGAATTTTGTAGATACAGCGAAAATTATGTACAAATTTACAGATTAGCAAAAAAGTTTTGAAATTCTGCAAGAACGGTGTTCATATCTTCGTCTGAATAGTGCTTTATATTCCTTGACCGCCACTTGTTGCGGATTTTATGCTGTGACGAAGTAAAGTTTTTCAAGACCTCTTTGTCGGTTTCAAGGCGAATTTGAACCGTTCTTGCAAACGGTGTTTCGGGTCCTAAGCCTTGCAGAAGTGAGCAGAACTCATTCCAACTCATTTTAGCAAAATCCTTTGAATAAATGCTGACCCCGTACTCCGAGCGAAAGCTCGACACGATTAAATCAAAGTCATCAATCAGGTCGTAGCCGGGGTCTGAGCTTCCCCCTCGTCAGTCAAATCGCCTGTTGCAATTTTGGCAGATTCGCTGATAAGGGCGTTGAAATCGTGCATATTCAGTTTTAACTTTTCAATCTTTTCTCTCTCGGATTCATCAAAAAGAAGATGATACATTTCGATAACATCTTTACTTTTACCGTTGCCGTCCTCAAAAAGTGCCGCAACTTTGAGCATTGAAACTGCGTCATTGTTGATTGCAAGGTCAACATTTTTAACTCTGACACTCGGCTTTTCCTCAAAATTAAGCTTGTCTGTAATATCAATTAACTTTGACATAATCGTTCATTCCTTTCGTTTTTTTAAGCGGCTGCTGTATATACGGGTTTGCCGTTTGACATAACTTCAAATTCAAGCGGAGCAACACCCGTACTTGCGCCTGCACCGTTTGATGTAACGGATACAACTGCATTTTTAAAGAGGACGGTTGCACCGTTGGGGAAGGTCCACATAAACGGAACTTCTGCCTTTCTGCCGTTTTCAAATGCAAGGGCGGCAATCTGGTCATTGCCTGCGTCACCGATTGTACGCTTGCCCTTTACCGAAATTGTGATTGACTTTGCTGTCATAAGCCTTGACTTCCAGCCCTCGTTTTCAAAGGCTGTCCATTCCTCGACACCGTTGTCAAATGCAACAGAAAATTCTTCACAGTTAGCAATATTTGTCGTGGCGGATTCTGTTCCTGCCTTGCCAACCGCAAACTGATTTTCATAGCACGGGAATACTCCCGATTCAACTTTTGCCATAAAATTACTTCCTTTCGTAATAAAATTTAACTTCAATGACCTGCTCATACACACCCTTGTCGTCTGTTCCCACATCAACGGGTTCTTCCGTGAGCAGTTCGATTATATAGATTTTGTGTTCCTTAATTTCAACATTTTTAATGCCGTAAAGCGTTTCGTAAAGTCTGCGTGCAAACTCCTCGGTTTCTCTTGCGTTGTCGGTGTAATGGATAAGCAAAGACACGCTTATTGTATCGTAGGTGCTTTCACCGCCGATTGCCCTTGTGGGTGTTCCCGACTGCTTTAATGAATACACACCGATGGACCTGTCCTGCTTGTTGTCAAGCTTGCCGATGTAATAATGCTCGGCTGAGGTAACGCTTTTGAGCCAATCTCTGATGTCCGATAAGTAAATCAAAGTCCTGTATTTCTCCTATATATTTTAGTGAATGTTTGACTGCAAAAATTCTGCCGTGTACCGCCCTCAAGCCACGGTGAGAACCATTTACCGCCGGCGGCAATGTTTTCCTTACGGCTGAAATTATACTCGGGATGAAAATACAACCGTCTTGCATACGGAGTATCTGACACAATTTTAACTATCCCCTTTGCACTTTGTGAATAATCAACAACGGTACTATCGTCTTGAAGTATGCTTGTATCAAACGGCATTACCTGCTTGTTTTTCACCCGTGTAAGAAGTGCGTCACCTGTCTGTTCAAGAGCCTGTTGCTTTGCCCTATCAAGCTGTTTTACAACAGGCATATTGAGTTTGATTTTTGATGATACCGAAAATCCCATTAAATCACATCCAATTCCGTAAAATTAACTTTGCCGTCGGGGTTGCGGTGTTTTGTACCCTGTACGATGTTTCGTTTTACGCCGTCAAGGATTACAAAGCCACCGCTTAAAGTGGGGCTGTCGGGAGCAATGTCGCCGTCAAAAAGCAAGACAGCCGACACCTGAACAATTTTCTGCTCTTTGGTATAGACCGTCTTTGCCTTTGACTGCATATTACACAAGGCAGAGCCACCGTGCAGGGTTGCTGACGGGTACAAGCTGTCGGAGGGATACAGATTTTTGCATTCAAACACGGTCAGGGGTGCTCCGTCTTCGGTAACACCCTCACCGTAGATTGTGACCTCGACAGGAGTTTTGCAGAACTGCTTTTTTACAAGTGACGGAAATTTCACGGTTTTCACGCACCTTTCAGATTGCAGGATAACAAAGTCCTGTTGATTTTAGCAACGCATAGAGGTCGGCAGGAATTGCCACTCCGCTGATACACATTAAGTTCCAGCTTACGCCAAATTCCATTGATGTGCCGTTGATTGAATAGCTTTTCAGGTAGGAAGAAATCATATCGGCATTTTCTTCTTCAAAAGCAGTAAGTCTGCTATGCACTCTGCCGATGATTCTCTTCTGCATTTCCGAAAGTTTTTCAAAATCAATGCGGTTAAAAGTCAGAACATCAATGTGTTCGGCAGAGATAATGCTGTTTTCATCTCCGCCCTGATGTTCAATGTAATCGGCATACATTACGCAACCGCCGTTGTGTCAACATCGGCATAAATGCTGTCAATTTTGCCGTCCTTGCCGTTCGGGAATACGAATGTGTCGGAAAGTGAACGGTTCTGATAGAGCCAGCCGTCACCCTCTGTGTGTGAGCCGGGAGCAAAGAAGTAAATGCTTGAAATCTTCGGAACAGTCTTGCAGGTTTCACCGCAAGCAACAAGAACATTGATTTTGTGAGCACCTGTTGCAGGCTCAAAACCGCCGTCATCGGGGTTAAAGTTGAAGTTATCGTAGAAACGCTCATCGTCAATAACCTCGATGATAGGGCAACCGTCAATCTCGGTCACTCTTGTTTCAATGCCGATACCGCCCTCTGCAATCTGTGTAAGCTCAATCTTACGAGTGAACTCTGTTGACTGTTCAAGGCAGTCCATAATGTGAGATGTCACATAGGCAACAAGAGTGCCTTTTGCCTTGTATCTGCGGAGCTTGCCGGCAGAAAGAATTGTTTTGAGCTTTGAGTAAGCGTTTGCTTTTGTCCAGTCGGTTGACTTGGTAGCCGAATGATAACCGTCTGTTGCCTGAGCCTTTGTTGCAACCTTTGAGAAGAAAAGTGCGTCCGTTTCGGGAGCAACCTGTGTCTGCTCAAACACCTTTGAAATATTCTCAACCTTTGCGGTTGCGTTAGTTTCGTCAACATCTGCCTTGTCAACGAGAAACTCAATATCACGGTCGTGTTCGCAGGTGAACGGAACATCGGTCTGAACATACTTGCCTTTGTTCCAACCGCCGTTGCGATTGTGGTTCTTAAAGCCTGATGTGCTCATCTGTGTGAAGTGGAATGTTCTTGCACCAACCCACTTTACATTTGAAGTGATGAACGGTGATGTAAGTGTACCCTGAACAAGAATTTCGAGCAGGTCAGGGCTGAACTGCTCAGCATAGTTATTTGTGTTTGCCATAATTTTTCAATCCTTTCTTTGGTTAAATATTAAATCTGTTCCATTTTTTGGTAGGAACATTTGCCTTTGGTTTTGTACCATCCGATGTACCGTTGCCGTCACCGCCGATTTTCTTAACTCCTGTGCCGTTCTCGGCAGGTTTGCCCTTGAGTGCGGGGATATCGTCAAGCACCTTTTTAACAGCCTCTGTCAGCTTTTCCGCATTGACCTTGCCGTCTGTCACAGCCTTTGAAAAGTCTGCAATTTTAAGCACATACGGAACGGTTGCAATGTCAACACCCTGTTTTACGGCTTCGAGGGTTGCCGACTGATTGACTTCTGCCGTGAGCTTTGCGTTGTTTGCGGATTCAACTTCCGACTGCATTTTTGCAAAGTCGGGAGTGTTCTTGGCTTTCTGCTTTTTAAAAGCACCGATAGCCTCTTTCATCTCATCGGCTGACAATCCCTGCTCCTTAAAATATGACTTCAAAACGGTGTCCTCTGTCACGCTCTGTTTGCCTGTAATAAGGCTTGCGAGCTTGTCATAATCAAAGGCAGGAGCGTTTCCCTGTGGAGTTCCCTGCGGTGCAGGTGTCGGTTCATTGGGAGTTGGTGTTGGATTTGGTTCTGCCATTTTTTTCATATCCTTTCAGTTTTTCGGGTGTCTCCCGTAATCAGTTTATAGAGTGTCTCTCTGTTTCAGTTTTGCACGGTGTCTCCCGTAGTTTAATGTCTTCGGACAATAAAAAAGCACCTTACATATTTGTAAAGTGCTTAATCCGCTTTTTCTGTTTTTTCTGTTTTAACTGCTTTGGTTCTCGGCTTTTTGGGAGCGTCAGACTTGACCTCTTCTGCAAAACCGCCGTCAATGAGTTCCTTTGCTCTCTGCTCGGAGCATTCAAAAACTTCATTCACAGGTCGAGTTAGATAGCCGTTCTGCCTGTCGTTAAATGCTGTTGTTACTCTGATTTTCATTCTGTCACCACCTTTCTAAACCGGTCGAAATCGACGGGTTTAAATGCAAAAAGCACCCTATAATCAACATTGCTGTCGATTATAAAATGCTCAATTCGTAATTTTATGCTGTTTTTGTGAATTGCATATAACAAAACCGCCCTTTTTACGGAGCGGTTAGATTATACCACTATCTTTTAGATATTGCATTTTTTGTTTCTCTCTAAGCTTACTGTAAAGTGCTTCAGCATCTTTAGCTTCTTGTGGAGCATCTTCACGCAAAGTGACATTTAAACCATTTGTTACAAGGTACGGCTTAAACACATTCCATAGAGATTTTTGTTCTTCAGTTTGTATCAATCTCATACCATCATCACCCTAAAAGTTTGCTGACTCTGTACTCGTTATACACTTCATCCATAGCTTTATCTTTTAAGCATTCAAAAGCATACTCACTTATATCCTCTATATTATAACCGTTATTTATCAATTTTTCAACCTTTGGAGCATAAATTTTATTAAGGTAATCGCAATATTCAAAATAATCGTTAATACTTCCGAATTTTGCTCTGTAATTTTTAGCGTCTTGCCAATGAATCAGTTCGTGCAGAATTGTACTCAATCTGTCTTGCGGACAAGCCAAGTTTTCTTGTAAGCCTGACAAATCACTTGTTGAAAAGTATGCTGAATTGACATTTAGAACATTCTGCATTGGCATATATGAAGCAATAGCATTTACTCGCATTTCTTCGGGAGTGACAATACAAATTTCAGGCTTTCCGCTTGTTTCAACCTCTCCGAGCATATCAAACGCTTTTCTCACTTGCATATCAAAATTATGAAGTTCTTTTCGTTTTAGCTTTACCTTATCTGAAATATAAACATTATCACACAATGTATTTGCCTTGTGGGTATCAATTGTAATTGTTTCGCCCTCAATTTTGCGTTCAAAAGTTTTTGATATATCTTCTTCAAAAACAGGTCTGTAATATTTCTGTTCATTGGTGTTTAGTGAGAATTGCTTTGTCTTTTCTTCAAGCGTATTCGCCCTATCGTGCCACTCATCGGCTCGGGTTTGGGCAATGCGTTTATTGTCCTCGTCAAGACTGTATTCGGCACGGCGGTCAAAGCGTTCTGCCTGACGCTGTGCATACTGCTGTTTTTCCTCTATTCCTCGCTGACGGTCAAGCTCTTTGATTTCATCTTCAGACAGCGGTGCGTCCAAATCATCAAGTTCGGGATAATATGTACTTGTGCTGTCCTTACATCTCGGATGAAACAAACCGTTCTTGATTGCGGTTGAGAGAAGCGGATAGTTTCCGTCTGACTTTTTGCCGTTTGAATAAACATCGTCAATAAACACCTTGCCGATATATTTTGCACAATCGGGGCAACCGCCCTGTCTTGAGTTCACAACAACGAGGGATACTCCCCATTCGGCTCGCTTTTCGCCCTCACCACGCAGATAGGCTCTTTTGTTGGCTGTTTTAACCGCCATATCTGCATAATCCGAGAGCGTATGCCTTGCACCGTTTTTGTATTCCACACAATTAAGACCTGCGTTGAGCATATCTTTGCAAGCTATATCAACGGCTTTTTCGTATGTAACCGCACCCGTGTTCATTGCAACCTGTGCGTTAAAAATCGCCTTGCGGTACTTGTCGTTGCTCATACGCAAAACCGCCGTTTCTGCCCTCTTTAAATCGTCTGTGGTCGATTTTATGAGTGCGTCAAGTTTACGGTCATTCATCTTAAAAAACTCGGCTGTGCTGTGTGCTGACGGCTTTTTCGGGGCTTTGAAACCGTCCTTGACAGCTTCAAGAATTTCTGCCTCCTGACTTGCATTTCCGTCAGCTTTGGCGGTGCGAATCATCTCTTCAACCTTGCTGTTAATGGTTTTGAAACGCTTGCCGAATTTCTTTGCGTTGTGCTTACGGTACTCTTCAAGACTTTTGAGCTGTTCAGCCTGCCATTGTGTCCAGTTGTAACCCTCTTTGGTTTCTTCGGCTCTGTGACGGCTGAAATTGCGCATCATGCTGTCGATAAGCTCGTTTTCAATTCTCTCAAAAGCCTCTTTAATGTTGTAATCACTCATTGCTTACTCATTTGCTGTCATCGTCCTGATTTGCGATATCTTCGGGTTTATCGGGTTCATTGCCCGTGTCGGTAAGGTCAACATCATCAAATGGAGAAGTTTCTTCTTCGCCTGCGATGCCCTGTTCTTCCTTAATTCTCTGCACCTCTTCGGCTTTCCAATCCTCCGACTTGCTGTCGCCGTAAAGCTCGTCAACCGAGGTTTCAACTGACATCAAACCGCCCTGTCTTGCTTTTGACACGGTTTCAACCTGACTTTCAAAGCTCGGATTTGCATATTCGCCGAAGTTTACGGACACTTCCAAGCCCTCAACAATACCCTTGCCGTTAAGTTCACCGTCTGCATTGAGTACAACTGCAACAAGGCTTTGAAGTGCGTTCTGCGTAATTTTCACAAGGTTCTGCCTTGTGTAAAGGGTTGTCTTTTCCTTTTCACGCTGAGCATCTGCATTATCAAGCTTCTTTGTATCAATGCCGAGAGTTGACGGCGATATAATGCCCTGTAAGCAGAGGTCGAGAGCAGTAATGTATGAACTCAAATAGCTTTCGTGCTGAATCTGCGGACTTTCGGTGTAAATCCTGTTGCCGTTGCCGTTTTCAGACATATCGTTGCCCAAGGTGATAAATCGGTTGTCAAACGGATTTGGCGATATCGGCTGACAGGTTTCGGGATTTCTCGGAACAAGGCAATCAGGCACATACTGCTTTGTTCGGCAGGCTCTGAGTGCGTCCATCCACTGTGACCACACTTCATCAAGGCTGTCGAAAGCGTCTGTTTTTATGCCGATAATGCCCGCACCTCTGCCCTTGTGGCACGATTTGCCGTAAAGGACAGGTACAGCCCACATATATGATTCGCCAAATGTAACGCCCTTTGAATCAATCCACGAAAGAGCGTCAACCGTGTGCAGGTCAATCTCTTTGCCGTTGTCATTGTACAAAGCATAGTGAATATAGCCGTAACCGTATGTTTCTTCAAAACGGTAACGGCGGTGTTTTTGCGTGTAATCGGTGTAAAACTTAACCTCTCGGATTCTGCCACGCACATATGTAAAGTCGATGTTTTCGGCAGGATACCATTCAACAATCGGAACATCTGATACAGCCGTGTCAAAACTGACCTTAAAAGCACCGTCACCAACAACACATAGGTCACGGAGCATTTGTTTAACCGTGTCGGATAGCTTGTTCTGCTTTTCAATGTCTTCCCAACGCTCTGCATAAGCGGTTGAATTTTTACTTGTAACATCTGTGCCGTTGTAGTCGGCAATTACGATATTCACAAGCGTTTCGCAGATGAGTGCCGGCAGGCCCGTGTGTATTTTACGAATTTCAAGCCCCTTTGTGCTTTTTGCCGCCCAAAACATAGTTTTGTTTGTATCAATCTGCCTGTACAGCTCCGCAAGCTGTCTGCTGTTGCCCCAATACCAAATGCGATTGATAAAGCACTCGGTCAGATGATTGCTTGTTTCGGTGACGGTAATTGTTTTGTCGCTTGCAGGAGTAATCTGCAAAAAGTTTTTAATTCCCGATCTGATAGATTCAGCCATTCTGTTAATCAGCCCCATTTATTTCACTTCCAATAATATTTTTAAACGGCAGCCACGCATATTGACCGCTGTTAATGCAATGGTCGTGACCGTCCTCGGGTGTGTTGTCTTTATCCTCTCGCCAGCTGTAAATTTCAAACTCGGCAATCGTGTTTTTACAATGTTCAAGCACAAAATAACAGTCGGTGGCAAGCCAGCCGAGTACAAGATTGATTCGGTCAATAATCTTCGTTTTCTTCCATGCATTTGCAAAGTCATAGACACAGCCGTGCTGTCGCTTATACTTTTGAAATTCGGTAATAGTCGCTTGGTCGGCGCTGTCAATAAAAGCCGTGCGTGCAAAGCCCCATTCATCACGGTTGCGGTCAAGAAAATCAATAAAATTCTTCACCGTGTCACTCGGGGCAATAGGCGTTTGCATTTCAGCGTTGTTATAAACTCTTTCATCAAGCTGAACACACTTGCCGTGATTGGTAATGCCGTAAAATGTCATTGCGATAGTGTCAGGCGACTTCTGCGAATAGGCGGTATCAAGACCTGCGGTGAACTGAACAAAGTGTTCCGACTTGCGGTTACAGTTCAAAAACTTTCCTGCCCACTCTTTTGATTTGATGTGTCTTGCCCTCTCAAAATTCGGAAACACAAGCCCTGTTGCTCTGCCTCGCAAACCTAAGATTTTATTTTTATAGAGCTTTGTACCTTTCGGTGCAGAGTTCTTTTTCTTTTCAATCTGTTCAGGAGTAAGACTTAAATTGTCGGCAAAAGAAAAGAACCAATACCGCCAATTCGGTACAGGTTCTTCGGTAAGCTCCGCCGTAATCTCGGGAGGAATATCGTTTTCATATTTTTTAAAAGGACGGGAGCGGTTGACAAACTCCTTATACACAGGCAGGCTCGGATCATCGGGATTCAGCGTTGCAAGCATATAGTCATTACGGGTTGACATCTCTCGGATAAACTCGATATCAGCGGTGTTGATTTCGTCAATATAAACGCACCCAAACTGCGCACCGAGAACCATTTCCCACTTATCCCGACTGCTGTAACCGAGAATATAGATAATTTTGTCCTCAAACTTGATATGCGGCAGCTTGTAGTCCTTGTCGCCGTTGCCGCAATAGACAGCGTTGCGGTGCAAGTCGAGAATACCGTTGTCCTGCTGAATTATAGTTTCCTCAGCCTTGCCCGTAGTTTTGGCGGCAATTGCGTGAAGCTTCTTCGGCGACTGCGACACCATTCGCATAAACTTAACGCCTGCTCCGACGGTAGTTTTGCCGGACGCTGTAGTTCCTTCAAGAAATTCAGCCGACACATTTGTTGTGTTGATAAAGTCGATATACTTTTGTGACAACGGGAATTTGTTACTCACTCAATCCCTCACCACCCAACTGTCTGAACACATCGGATAGTTTTTCGGACTGCTCAACCTTTGCGTCAACCTTAACGGTGTATTCGCCCGTCATCTTGTTGAGCGTGTCAATAGCCCTGATTCTGTCAGAGGTGTCCTGCCCGTCATTCCTTGCAATGTCGGACAAAGCAACCTGTCTGTCCTTTGCACTCATAATGCGCTCGTCCTTGAGCTTATCGGAAAGCTCCTTGATGTATTTTGAAACTCCAACATTCTCCAACAATTCATACGCTCTTGCGTTTGCGTAATTTTCGGAATATCCTGCCTGTATCGCACTCTGAACGGTGTTACCGCTCTGCGCATAATATTCCGCAAACTTCCTCTGTCTTGCATTTAATTTGTCTTTCACGGTATCACCGCCTTTTCTAAAAATCAGCAAAAGAAAAGACAGCACATTTCTGTACTGTCTTTAAACACAGGTTTCCGGAGTTGCACCGGAATCTGTAAAAACTGTTTTCCTATTTAAACTATCCCCTGCGTTTATAATATTATATCAATAAATTTCTAAATATTCAAGTGTTTTCTTTCCCATTTATTCAATAATACACTTACATATTTCTGTTCTTTATCAGTCAATTGACGATCTCCAATTTCATTATGTTCATAACCCAAATGGGTATGTGGCATCATTCCATTATGAGGTCTACCTTTAACGTCAATTTGTTTTATTCTTTCGCCGTAGTTGTCATAAAAAGTAACACTTTTGATGTTGCTCTGTTTGTCAAGAGTAGCATACACTCTATTTTTTGTCATAGTTTCCATAGGAGCTTTTATCGAAGTATTACCATTCATACGAATTACTTTTATTTCACCAAATTGAGCAACTGTGTGATATTCTGTACCGTACTTCTTTCCCTTATCACTTATACCGCTTGAAGAGCCTCTTCCGCCCATTATTTTGACCTCCTGAATTTTTCCTGAAACGATTTGATGTTGATGATGTTTCCCATACATTCTTCGGGGACTCTGCCGTAGAAGATAATTGTTTCAGGCTGTAAGCGTTCAATCATTTCTTTGTAACCTTTCAAAAACAGTTCTTTTGATTCCGTACGGTTCTGCGTTCCAACACTTGATACGGCAACCGTACCACCCAAAGGCTCGCCGTCAAAACACCATTCAAAACTCTTTTCATCACTCCAACAAATTGTAGGTATCACCTCAATACCGTAGAGCTGTAAATATGCACCTATCCAATGTTTGCGATAGTGATTATAAATTTGCAACGCTGTCGGATAATCAGTGTAAAGACTGAAATCAGGCGACAACACACAATTAAAATTTTGTAGCTTTTCAATGTACCTGTCGGGTGTATTCCATAATCTTTGGAACTGGTAATCGTCCAAAAAGAAATGCACACCGCAGTTGTTCTGCTTACTGCTCAAAACTTCATTAAATCCGATAAAGTTGTTTTCTGTAATTTTTGTAGGCTCAATAATCGGGATGTCATATTCTCCTGCACCCTGAAAAATCGCTCTTGTGCTATTTTCGTAACCTGTACCGCATTTGTCTTTATACATCAATTTCACCTCACAACACAAAACCGCCCTCAAATGAGAGCGGTCTGTGCGATTTTTTTAGGGGGACATAAATGCCTATGTCGTTTTGTTGCTTTCTTCAGTTTACATTATATCACCCTGAAACCGAAAAACCGAACAACTTTTACCAATGGTGGCGGTTGCACATAATTCTTATGTTGTCGGGGGTATTGATTCCGCCTGTATCGACTGCAATCTTCGCCCAGCTGTATTTTAAGCCGAGGTGCATAAACAGGCAGTTTTCCACAAAATCATCCCGTGAGAGGCTGTTCAGAGCCGAGTTCCTGCGGATTTCAAGGTTCTGAATATCACGCTGAATATCGGCAATCTGCACCACCGCATTGCCCACCCTGTCGGATGTCTGACCTGACGGAACAATTCGTTCACCCAGCGTCACCGCCGTGTTGTCCGCCTCAGCCTGAATCCGTGCCATTTTCGCCCTGAGCCGTGAAATCTCTCGGTTGATGTCCTTAATCTCTCTTGCTGTCAATCCGTATCACGCTCCTCCTCGTCAAGCATACCAAGTTCCTGCGCCAACGCAACAACAGCGGTTACAATCAAATGCAAATCCTTACCTTTGATGTTACACATATTAAAGCAAACATCGCCCTCATCGTTATCAAGTTTACCAAAATCAATAACAAGTCCCTTTGTGATCGTCTTGCTTTCATTGTTATCGTAATTAACGGTAATGTTTTTAATATCTTTCATTTTCTTCACCTCTCAACGATTTGGCAATTCTTTGTTGGTTCTTGCAGATAAGGTCATTTATGTTGCAGAATAAATAATATGTCAACCCTCTTATCTCTTCTATATCATCTGTGACCATAATGCGATTGAGTTCACCGTCAATCGTTTCACGGGTGTTATCGATTTCCTGTCTGAGTTTCATTTTATCACTCTCCTTTAATTTTTCGGTTATTCTTTTGGTTAAGCCGTTTTCGTTGGTTAGGCATTCTAAGGCTTGGAGGGCATTGATTACGGTTTGCTCGTTGGTTTGGGACTGATACATCTTACGGACGAAGTCGGCGCTTTTCTTTACATTATCCATAATTCTTTGTGAGAGCAGGCGGTATTCGTCTGCGTCGTTTCTGTCACGCTTATACTCCGTTCTGAGCTTGTCCTGCCATTCAAGGCAGATGTTTATGTCCCAGCCTTTATGACGGTTGTTGTAGCCGACCTTTGCAAGCCTTGAAAAGTATTTGTATTCGGGCGGAGGAAAGGCTGAGTAATCAAGCTGACCGTCAATTGCTTTATCTTCAAGCTGTTCAAACACCTGTGGATTGTTAAAATCATATTTTTTCATATTACCTCCTGCGGAGGCTTGTGGTGGGTTTGGTGCGATTTTAAAGAACCCTTTCTATATATGTATTAGTTTATTTTTTCTTATACGAAAGGTTAGAAAAACCCGTAAACCCTCCTCAAGCTACCACACTAACAATCTTTATAAATTGAAATTCCATTGAAATAATTGAAATTTCTTCCCTTTACTTTTTCAAATCGTTTGGCAAGCTCGGTGCTGAATTTGGTATTTGACATACAATATTCGTTGTTATCCCCTGCCCAGCTTGTATAGGCGGCATAGAGCGTGCTTGCCTGAACCGAACCCTCTAACACACATCTGTCCTCGATAAAGGCGGAAATGACATCCATTTCACGCTTGTACTCTCTCACGCTCTGAAGAACGGCAGACGGCATTTTTAAGCCCTCTCTCTGCCACAGAATACAGCCGTCGATACACCATTTGAAAATTGCGGTCATTTCGGCTTTGAGCTTATGCGTAAGGTTCTTATCAACCTTATCCTCGGGAATCTGAACATTGAACGGTATCATATGTATTCTTCGCCATATGCCCGTGTCAGTGCCTCTGATAATCGGTTTATGGTTTGTCGCCATCCACAGCTTGAACTCGGGCTTGAACTCAAATTCCTCGCTGTACAGCTTTCTTGCCGTTACGGTATCGTCACCCGTAAGCTGTTTGAGAAGTCCCTCATTAATTCGCACGCCCTCGTTCGGCTCAACCGAGGTGACAAGTCTTGCACCCTTTAACCGTGCAATGTCGCTGTTTATGGCACTGCTCTGCGAATTTCTCACCATAATAGTTTCAGGCTGAATGTTTGCGGCATAGTCGCCGAATACATCACGGATAACATCAATGAATGTACTCTTGCCGTTTCGTCCCGTGCCGTAAAGGAAGAATGCGCATTGCTCGGCTGTTGAGCCTGTCAGACTGTAACCGACCGCCTTTTGAATGTAGCGAATAAGCTCCTTATCGCCTGCAAAAATATCGTCAAGGAATGCAAGCCAACGGGGACACTCTGCCGTTTGAGAGCAGTCAACCGAAGTAATCTTTGTGAAATAATATTCGGGATTATGCGCCCTCACTTCGCCGTTTTTAAGGTTGATTATTCCGCTTGGAGTGTTTAATGCCATACGGTATTTATCCATTTGTGCCGGAAGTACGGGGATATGGTGTTCAACCTCGTTGAGCATTGCTTTTTTTGATTTGTTGGAACGGCTTGCTTTCATATGCTTTTCAAATGCTTTTGACATATCTCCGCCGTTCTCCTCATCAGCTTGCAAGTACAGCCTTGCTTCGGCTTTCATAGCCTCAACGCTTTTATCCGCCATTCGCAAAACTACCCCGATATTGTCAACACACCACTTCATAGAATTGTAGTAATACCACTTTTTCTCAGTGTAACAATACCTTACATTATCACCGAATAAATCAACGAACCTGTCGGCATTGCCCATATCGTCAAAGGTGTAGGCACGCATTTTTTCTTCGTCAACCGCTTGAACAGCCTTGCCCTCACCGATTGAAATTGAATAATCGTTATGCTGTTTTGGGTTATAGGTCTGTGTACAGCCCGACACAGCCTTTTGCAAGGTTATAATGCCGTAGGTTGTACCCGACTGTTTTCTGTCCCACTTGTCACGCATTAAGCCTGATTGTCTGAAAATCGAATCCATTTTGTCGGTATCGCAACCGCACCAGAACGCAAGCATATTGCAAAAAGCCATATCCGCCTCGCTCTGTGACGAGTAAGCCGAAAAATCACCGCTGTACAGAGCCTTGAAAAGGCTTCCGTTCTTAGCGCTGCAGGCGATTCTGACAATATCGTCAACGGTGTTCGGATTGACCTCAATGTTACGGAGCTTAGGCTGTGGCTCTGTTGCCTTGCCGAGATATTTTGAATGCAACGGTTTTATGCTTTCGGTGCAATCGTTTATGTACGCATATGCAGAGCAGTAATCACCTGTCACAACGAAGAATCTGCCGTTTTCGTACATTTCAAAACCGCCCGAATCATTCTTTGCCTTTCTTCTGCCCTCGGGAAGAGTTCCCTTGCAGATTATGTGAACGCCTGTCTTGCTCTGCGAAAATTCGGTGTAGCTCTGCAAAGTGTTCACAAACTCGCTGATTATGTTGTCAGCTCCGCCGTTTTGGTAGTCCTGAATGTCATTCGGCATATCGTCAAGGTCAACACCGAAAAACGGTGAATTTGAGAACATAAAGCCTATACCCGAATATTTTGCGGATTCTCTGACTGCCGTTTCAAAGTCCGACCAAGTGTCCGAGTTATTCGGCATTGCAAAGCCACCCGTTCTTGGATTTATCGGTTTCTTTGAAATTCCGCTGTGTGATTTCGGATCTGGATATGACTGCCAGCACACCCAGTTTTTGTAACCTTTCAATTCCTCGGGAACTGCAAAATATTTATTTTTATTTGGGTTTAAATTTGTAAAGCCCATTTTTTCACCTCCATATATAAGGAAAAGCACGGTGAAAATTGCACTGTTTTATGCAATTCCCGAAGAATTTTTTTAAAATCAGAACGGCAAATCATCGTCAATCGGCATATCAACAAAGCCCTGATTTGCTGTCTGTGCAGGTGCATAACTCTGCTGTGGCTGTGCATAGGCTGTAGCTGTATTGGTTGTCGTCTGCTTTGGAATATGCTTTACAGTCGGATATTTTGTAGGATTTCTCCAGCTTACTCGCTCCTGTGTTTTTCCGTTGTATTCTTCGTGCTTTATAGTTACACGCAACGGCTTATTGACAAGCTCACCGCAGAACTGCTCAAGGCTGTCGTACTCCTTGCCATCGGGAAGTCCTGCCGCCTTGCCGAGTGCCATAATCTGACCATAGCTGTATCCCTTGACCTGCAAGTCTGCGTTTGTAGGCTCTTTCTTCTTCCACAATGTATCAAATATATATCCGTTTTTATAGTTCTGCTCAACATCATTTCTGATTACCATTGAGATGTTCAGATTTTCTTTGCCATTCTTTGTTACTCTCTCCTCAACCTTAGCGATAAGGCACTCATAATCACCCTCAGGCTTGATTGAACTGCCCTGTGTTGCTTCGTTCCAGTTTGATTTAAAACCCATGATTATTCCTCCAAAATTAATTTAATTGCTTCATTGGCACTTCTGCATATTCCTGCTACCGCACCGTTGAGTTTCATCATCTGTATGAATTTCTGTTGCTTTTCGGTAGGTCTGCCCTTGGGAGTTTTAACCTCGATAAAGACCGCCCTGCCGTCTGATTTTCTGACACCGAACAAATCCGAAAATCCGGGCGGAACTCCCGTGTTGAAATATCTGCCGTCCTTTGTAAAGCCTGCACCTACATTTATACGGAAAATATCGCAGTACGGTGCAATTGCAATACGGATTTTATTCTGAATTGCGTGTTCTTCTGTCAAGCTATCATACCTCTCTTTCGTGCCTGATAATACGCCCAGCCGGGCTTATATCCGTGTGTTTTTGCGTAAACAAGTAAATCGTTGTAGCTGCCGCAATCAGATGGTGAACTGAAATCGAGCTTAAAGCCCTCAACCTTTATAAGCTCTGCTGTGGTATCGTTTTCAACGGTTCTTTCGGCTGTCGGGAATACATAACCGCAATGCGGACACACGGCTTTCTGCCCTGCCGGCGGTGCTGAAAATGTAAAGAAACATTCGGGACATTGTCTGACCTTTTCCTCCTGCTCCTTTTCGATTTTTTTAACACTCAGCTTTTTGCGTTTTTCAAGCGTCCATTCTCGGTCGTCATCAGGCATTCCGTGCCTTGCATAGTTGCCCACATGGTCAATGATTACCGCCCTTTTGTTTGGCTTATAACGCATACACCGCATTGACTGCTGAATGTAAAGCATAAGGCTGTGAGTAGGTCGGAGCAGAATCGTGCATTCGCAGTCAGGCACATCAAAGCCCTCTGAAATCAAATCCACATTGCAGAGTATTGTAATTTTGCCGTTCCTGAAATCGGCTATAATCTGTTCTCGCTGTGCTTTTGGGGTTGCTCCGTCAATATGCCTTGCTGATATGCCTGCGTCACAAAAAGCCTTCGCCGTTGCAAGACTGTGCTTTACCGAGGAACAGTAACAGACGGCTTTTTTACCGTCTGCAAGCTGTTTGTAATATTTGATAACATCACCGAATACCGTGTTTTTTATCATTGCCTTTTCAATGTCGGCGGTGACATACTCGCCCATTTTGGTGTGTAAACCCGTAAGGTCGGCGACACTCGGAGCGTAGTAGTCATACGGGGCAAGGCAGTTATGCTTAATGAGCCATTTTGTACTCACCCCGATTATGAGCTTGTCGTTGACATCGCCCAAACCGTCACCGTTTAATCGGACAGGTGTTGCGGTGACGCCAACCCTCGGAACATCTGAAAAATGTTCGTAAATGCGTTTGTAGCTTTGTGCAAGACTGTGATGATTTTCGTCTGTGATGATAAGTGCGGGTTTTGGCAGTTTCTTCAATCTTCGTGTAAAGGTCTGCACCATACCGATTTGGCACAAATCCATAAGCACACCCCAGCGAACAAAGGTTCTGAATATTTGGTCAACAAGCTCTCTCCTGTGAACAAGGAACAGCACCCGTTTCCCGTTCCAAGTTGTTCGTCTTGCAATTTCTGCGACAATGCAGGACTTTCCGCCACCGCAACCGAGAACTATGCAAGGAGCTTTGTAACCCTCTCGCCAAGCCTGTCTTACCTGTTCAACAAGGTCATTCTGATACGGTCGGAGTTGCATTGTCTGCACCCTCTCTCTGCTTTTCCTGTTTCTTCTGCTTTATCAGCTTTGCAACACACTGCATACAGAGCTGTCTGCCGTAATTTTTTGTTGTGCCGTCAATGATCTGTTTAACGGTGCGTTTGCCGTCCGAAAGTATCGGTGCTTTGCACTCATCACAATACTGTTCGGGTTGCATTGAATAGTATGTTCTCAATGCTTCATCAACAATTTTAAGGTCATTTGATATGTACATTGAATCAAACAAGCCTATCGGACTTTTACAGGTATCGTTACCGTCCGTTTGTGTTGCAAAAAGATACTTGCCGTCAACGACAACAGTTTTTAAAACCGTGGTAAACATTCCCTCGACCGAGATTTTTTCGTCAAGCAACTTGCCGATTGTTTTAGCTTTCTGTCTGCCGTTTTCGTCGGTTTCAATATGGCTGAGAAAATAAACAATCGTGTCATTCGGGAGAGTTTCAACCTCTTTTACAAGCTCCCAAAAATTTTTACCGATATCGGTAAACTTCTGAAAGCCTGTTTCCTTGGCTCTTCTCATATACTCGTTAGCCATGAGATACTGTGCGTCATCAACTGCAATCGACTTGCATTTCTGCTTTTTGATAAAGTCCTCAATATCAATGTAGTTGTCGGAATTGATTGAAGAAGTGAATTTGGTCCTGAACGGAAGTGATTTTCCGTTTACATTTACAAGAGCAAGTTCATTTGCTTTGAAATTTCTTAAAGAGGCAGATTTTCCGCTGCCTGAATATCCTAAAACCAATATAGGTAATCCCATAAATAACACCTCACTTAATACTTAACGACTGCTTGGCTTCCATATGTACGAAGGGGATTTCTTCGCCCTTTTTGCAGAGAGCCTTGACATCATTCTTTTTTACTTCGGGCATACTGTACTTTAAGAGGTGATCAAGGTTGTGCTCCTCCGCCCACTCAACAAATGAAATTTCATCATCAACAACAAGGCTCGGAGCGTTCTTTTTAAGCGACATAACCGCTCTCGGCATATCAATCTTCTGTCTGCCGAGTGCCTGCATTGACTTAAACAGATAGGTTTTAAGGCTCTCCGCCTGTTTTTCTTTTTGTGACTGTCTTTTTGCAATTGCCGCCTTTTCGGTTTTAAGCATTTTAGCCTCGGCAAGAAGCTGTTTGTAGTAGATTGCAATGCTCTCGGCTTTCTCGTCAAATTCGCCCTCAATACCCGTGAGAGTATCGAACCACGCTGTCAACATCTTGTTGCGGTATGCGTCCACATTAGCAATAATGTTGCCGTCATCATCAATCGGCATTCCGTCTGCATTCGTATCGGGTTCCCATTCGTTGATAGCGTCAAACTGATTAAATAAATCCGAGTACATCTCGGTAAGCTCATAAAGTTTCATTGTTGTTCCCCCTTAAAGATTTATGTTTTGTGTGGCAAGTGCATTGATAAGATGTTCAACCTTGCCTTTGAAAAATTCCTTGTCCTGTGACTGCTTGGCGAAATCGAGCATACGGACAAAGCTGTCATATGCAATTGAAAAGTATGCCTTAAAGACATCCTTGTCATCTGATGGACCGTCGGCAGTCTGAACATTTTTCAGCCTTTCTTCATACTCCTCTTTCTGTTTGCGAAGAGCCTCCTGTTTTTCATCCTCAAGCTGTTTTCTGACGATTTTTTCGTTATTGCGATACTCTTCTTCGAGTTCGTCATAATGCTTAATGTTCTCCCTTTCCAAAGCCTTAATCGTTTCATTAAGTCTGCGTTCATTGTCGCTCGGCTCTGCAACGGCGACTTCGATAGGACGGTTTTCAAGCTCCTGAACTTTATTCGTCAGCTTGAAATTTTTGTTCTTTTCCTCTGCAAGCTGATTTTCAATATTGCGGTAGCTTTCTTTTGAAGTGTCCGCCTGTTGCTTGTAATAGTCGGCGTCTTTCTTAGCGTTATTGAGCTGTCTGCAATAGTCAATGCTCTTGTCGGTTGCCTCCTGTTTTTCGTCCTTCAGCCTGTCAATCTCTGCCTTTAACTGCTTGACCGTTGTGTTTTCAAGGTCAAGTTTTTCGGCAATTTCAGCCTGTTCGGGTTCGCTTATGGTGGCGAGCAACATCAACTTACTTTTGCTAATTTGTCCAAACGTTTGGACATTTTCAGGATTTATTTTTTCTACAATAGAAATATAGTTATATGCGTTACTGCGTTTCATGCCTACTTCATTCTCGCAGTAGTCCTCAAAATTCGGATATCCAAGCTCCTTATACAGCTTGTTGTCACGCATTGTTTTAAGCCCGTTGCACATATCCCATATGTTCTGTTGTGCAAGGTTTGCGCTGACAATTATCTTCTGATGCAGTTCAATTGCCTGCCTATGCTGTTCGCTTACTGTTATTTCTGACATTTTTCAACCTCTCTTCTTGATTTTTTGAGTAAGAAAGGATATAATCAAATTTGTGATATTTGTTATATCCTTGCTATCCGTTGAGGCTTTGCAGAGCTTCAGCGGATTTTTCTTTTTTAGTTGACATTTGAAACACCCATACATTCAAAATTGAATGCTTCGGATTCAGGCGTTTCAAGGGCTTTGAGCTTGCGTTTTAGCTCTCGGTTTTCGAGACGATAACCGCTTGACGCTGTTTTTTCGAGTGCAAGGTCCGTTCTTGCGTTTCTCAGTTCAATGCTGAGATGTCTGTTCTCTGCTCTGAGGTTTTCCACATCTTTGAGCAGCTTTCTTTTTGTCGGGTAATTTCTTAACCGCATTTGTTACACTCCTTTCAACGGGTTTGAACCGAGAATATAATTGAGAAACGGTATTCTCGGAATACGGATAGATGTGCCGACTACAATTACATTGAATCCCAATTTTTCGGGTTCGTCCTTTGCCTGTTCACGCAAGTTTTGCGGAGCAACTCCAATAGCCTTTGCGGCATCTTCCGAGAGCAGATAGACATCACTGCTATCCATAATTTCTTTGATTTTTTTGTTCATCTGAACTGTGTCCATACTTTCGCCTCCTATTTTTCGTTGGTAATTTTGTCTGAAACGATTTCGACTGATTCAACATCAGCTACGCTGAGTGCCAGTTTGAGCAGTACAACCTCGCCGACCGTTCGTGTTATCTGATAGCTTGTAACATACGGAATTTCTGTTCCGTCAATTTCAAGAAGGAACTTGTCCTTTGTGTCAATAAGTTTAAGTTTTGCCATTTTCTCACCTGCTTTTCGATATTTTATTGCTTTACACGACCTTAAATGTTATGATTAACTATGAAAGGAGGCATAAATATGAATGATATTTTATCGTGGTTGACTTTAATAATATCCGCAGTTTCAACCTTATGCACTTTGGTTCTGTCTTGGATATTATTTAAAAAGGAACAGAACAAAACCTATCTGAAAGAACGATATGAATTAGTGATTTTCCCCATATTCAACCTGCTTGAAGAACATTTGTACAAAAAGGAAATTACTTCTGAAATTAAACAAGCCGTTGAAAAATGCGAAGATATTATTGCCGATAATAAACTTATCGCAGGTGGAAAACTCAGCTATGTATTTTCTCTTCCATTAGATAAAATTAACTTTCAAAGCATTTCAAAATTAGTCGACAAAGAATATGACGATTGTTGTTCTGCTTTAGGAATTCCTTTAAGACCGTTAGATAAAAAGATGTATACATACAAAACACGAAACATAAAAGTTTTGATATTAGGAATTACTAAATATTCAATGCCATTTATTGCAATTTCACTATTATCAGCAATTTTGATTGCATTATTTGAATACTTCTTTCTTAAAGGATAACCTCTGCTTTGATAAGCATTGCTGTAATCAGCAGAAGTAAGATAATTGCGTTGAGAATAAACACTACAAACATTAAAAACTTGTTCAATTTTCATTCTCCTTTGCCCACTTAATCAGATCCATAATTTGAGCGTCGTGCTTATCAAGGTAGCTGTCTATTGTTTTATACAAATGGGCGGCTACTATTTTTATTGCTAATACTGCTGAAGCAAAAGCTGTGCAAAGCATTAGCAGTCCTAAAATTATTATTACTTCCGTCTTTCTTCACCTCTTTTCAGCTAAGTCCGTTTAATGGGACTGCGATTGTGGTATTATTGATTGTGTTGCAAATATCTTTTGCAAATGTTATAATCGAGCAAAGGAGCTGATTATATGTGGGTAATAATTAGTGGTATTTTAGGCATTGCAGGCTTTTTAATATCTTTAATAAACCTGATTAACTATTTTGTTTCGCACAAAGTGAATTTGGAAATCACAATGCTTGAATACGCATACAAATTAGGCGTGCAGGGAAAGAAAAGACTTTTCATTCATTATAAACTTAACAATAAATCGCAACTGCCTATTTCTGTTACCGACATTCAATTAGTTCTGAACGGCATAGAGTACACCGAAGATTACAACACCCACGAAGTTAATTCTTATCATCACAAGGCAAAAGGTGTTGATGAGTATGTTCCGACATACAATGAACATCTGCCTATCAATCTTGAGTGCCTACATTCTCATTCGGGTTACCTCGTTTTTGTAATTCCTGAAGATAATTCTCCAAATCTCGATAAAGGTCTGACTTTTCAAATTCGCACCAATCGGAATAAGGAAGTACAAAAGAAAGTGTCATTGAATGAGGTGGTAACGCTCCGCTCCACTCTACCTTATCAAAAGTATAAAAATCTTTTTCTAAAGGATAAGGCGGAACATAAGGTGCACTGACAGTCTTGTTGACTGTTGGTGCTTTTTCTATGTTGAATAAATTATTAAAAAATCCCATTTTCTCACCCCCTTAGTTTTGGTTGGGTTGCAAGATTTTTATTAAGTTCACGAACCGTGTACTTAATTTGTAAAAAAAAGTTCCTCAATTGTAGTATTGAGAAATCTCGCTATTCTCAACTTAACCTCATCACGAGGAATTCTCTGACCTGTTTCATACATTGATAATGCGGATAAGCTGATTTTTACTGCATTTGCAAAATCTTCTCTTGAGATATTCTTGCTTTCTCTCAAGGTCTTGATTTTCTTGCCTATTACAGAAGCGTTCATTTTTAATCACCTCCTTGTTAAGTTCACATATCGTGTACCATTATGTTATCACAAGAATTTATGTTTGTCAACACATTTTGTGAAAAATTTTTCTTGATTTATTTCACAGTTCGTGTTATTATGTAGTAAAGAAAATTTCACAAGGAGTGATTTTATGTTCTCCGATGTACTCAGACAATTAAGGTTAAATGCAAGCCTAAATCAAGAAGAACTCGCTAAGAAATTAGGTTGTTCTAAAAGTGCTATCAGTATGTATGAAAATGGCACAAGGGAACCTAACCTCGAAACATTAGAGGCTATTGCCGACTATTTTAATGTTGATATGAACACACTTACTGATTCAAAAACTTCTGCTGAACTTAATTCAGAACTTCAGGAATACCTTGAAGAACTCAAAAACAGAAGTGAAATGCGTATGCTGTTCAGCCTTGCAAAAGGTGCTACAAAAGAAGATGTTGAAAAAGCTGTTCGTATCATTGAGGCATTGCAAAAGGATGAATGATTATTGGGCGATATTTATATTAGAGGAATCGAACTGCCGCTGACTGTAAAAGGTGTTACTGTTGTGGATTCAGACGGTAATTTCAATGTTTACATAAATATTTTATTAAGCCATGCTGTTCAGCAAAAAGCAACAAAACACGAATTGAAACATATTAAATCAGAACATTTTTATGATTATGAGCCTGTTGTTTATAACGAACTTGAGGCTAATGCAATTTAGATAAGCAAAAATCTCAACGCAAAACAATACTTTAATCAAGCAATTTATTAGAAGATAATGAAAAAATTTGCTTGATTTATCAATTTTTTCAAAAAAAATATCTTAAAAATCTTGAAATTATTACTTATAAGTAATATTATACTCATAAGGGGCATAACTATGGATGAGGTGTATTTAAAAAAACAAGTGAATGACAGATACAGCAACATCAGATTTTCTGATGATTGCATTTCTGATATTACTGAAATAATTAACGAATCAGGAAATGAGTTATCCTTTTTAAAGAAATTTTGGCGTACTCTTAACATATTAGATGAATACAAGGATATGGCACCAATAAAGATGTCAAAACTTTTTGAAAGTCTGAAAGGACACAGCAACTTATACTCCATGAAAATAAAATTAAAATTGAATATAAGAATATTATATTCAATAGACAAAAACGGAACAATACTGTTGTATGGCTTTTATGAAAAAGGAGGAAAACGAATAACGGATTACAACAACGCAATACCAATAGCATTGGAACGATATAAGGAGAGTAAAAAATGAAAAACACAAAAACTATGACTGATTTTATTCAAACTTTTGCCGGCAGTTTATCTAAAGCTCAGATTAAGGCTTCTTACATTATTTCTGACATATCATCAAAAATTACAATTGAAAGATGTAACAGAGATATGACACAGAAAGAATTTGCTAAGTTTATGGGCGTTACACAAGGAATGGTTTCAAAATGGGAAAGCGGTGAATATAATTTTACCGTTGAAAGCATTTGCAACATATTAGAAAAGCTGGATTTGGACTGTAATTTTGAAATTTTTAAAGACAATATAATGGACAATATTCAAGATATTAGTTTTGAATTAGATAAGTCAGATGATTCAAAGTTATCAAAAATTGACTTAAAAAATCCTCAAAATTTATTTCTTTTAGAAATGGCAGGTTAATAATTATGGATATAAGAGATTCATTAGCTACATTACAATTATTAAATACAAGGGTGCCTGAATTAACCATAGAAAATGACTTTGTAACTCTTCCGTCAAAAGAAGAAACAGAAACATCCTTGGAATTAGGAGATGTCGGACACGCTATTGAAAAGCGTGACGACGCCTATGTCGGTGTTTTACAACTTAGGATCCATTCAATAACAAAAAGCAAAAAATCAAATAAGAAGATAGAATTTTCAATTGTTGTCGAAGGTATCTTCAAATTCGACGGTGACAACAAAGAAATGTTTGAACAGATGTTGTTTCTTAACGGTAATTCATCTCTGTATTCAATAGCTCGTTCCCATATAATAAATATGACATCTTTATCTTTTGCGTCAGGTCAGATTATATTACCTATGCTTAATTTTGTAAAAATAGCTGAACAGCTCAAACAAGGTGAGGCAAAGGTTTCTGAATAAACTATAAAATAAAAAAAGACCGCTCACAGCTGGCACTATGAGCGGTCACAAAAAGGTATGCGAGAAGTCTGCACTCCTCTTAATTATTCTACATTTTATGACATTTCTTGTCAATATAAATATATAATTTTAAGAGGTTTTGATATGAACAAATTAGAAAAATATATAAACATTCCCGAAATTAAGGCTGATACAAATTACTGGATGCTAAGAACTAAAAAAGGTGCATTTTTCGATGAATTTGTAAAAGACAGTTACATAGCCATAGGCTGGAATATAGTCTTGCAAGAACATTTAAAAGACAATTCTAAATTTCCCGATTTAAAAGAAGAATTAAAATCCAAATATCCCGAAAAGAACCCCACTACATCTCTGAATAAATGCCGCAGGTTTGTCTGCGAATTAAAGAACGATGATATTATTGTAATAGTAGGTAATTACTCCGTGGCTTTTGCTAAGATAGGTGAATATTACGAAAATAAAAACGAGGAATTCACATCAACTAAAGAACTTGAAGTCCATACGCAAATTGAAGAAAATTTTCACAAAACATCACTGGTTTTATGCCCTTACATAAAAAGAAGAAAAATAGAAATAATTGATGTAGTTGATTTGCACAGTATCAATCCATACCTCGCAAAAGCTATTTTCGGAAATCACCACAGTCTTAGCTCTTTAAACGAATATGCAGAACTCATTTTAAATGCTTGTTATGGGGGTTACATATTTAAGAATACATTGTCTTTAACATTCAAAATTGAAAACAAGGAAGGCATTGACGCAGTAAGTTTCAATCGATTCTCAACCTTTGTGACTGAAATGTTGTATAACGAAACGGCTCAAATGAATGTCCGAACTGCTCTTAATTCACCGGGTGATATTTCTTTTCAGATAATTTTAGATGGACTAAATACACTTAAAGATTATGTTATTCCAATTGTTACTACTTATGTAATTTTATTTGGTGGTTCCTTAAAAATCAAAAACTGTGAGATAAAAACAATTGGAGTAATAAATTTTATCAAAAAAGTAGTGGACAGAACACAAAATCGCAAAACATATAAATTGAAACGCAAAAACGAAAAGAAAAAAGAGAAACTCAAAGGGATACAGATAAAAAACCAGACAATTGAAGAAAAAATTAAAAACAAGAAATTAAATGCTGATTTACGCAAGCTAGAAATGGCAGAAGAAAACGAGCAAAAAATCCTGGAAGCTATCCATGAACTTGGTGCTCGTTCTAATAATAATATAGTAGACTTAAACAATCTTATACAAGACAATCAGGATATATTGGACGATAATGCCTGATTGCAAAAATTATAATGACTGGGAGAAAAGCAACTTCCCACAAAGCAACTGTAAAGTCTTTAATAAAGAAGTTCGCCACAAGGGATACAGCATTGAGAAACAGAGAAAAAACAGCTAAAACAAAGAAAACATAAGAAAGCATACCATAAATTTTTCTTGTTAGTTTTTTCATAAAACTCACCCCCTATTCTTATTATAATGATTTTCAGCAGTTTGTATATACAATTCAAACAAAAAGCACGAAAAATGAGTGTAAACAATGGCTTTTGGTGATAATTTAAAAAGGCTCAGAACCAATAAAAAATTCACTCAAGAATATTTGGGCAAGGTATTATGCCTTAGCCGCACAACGATTTCTAATTATGAAAAAGGTAAAATGCAACCGTCAATTGAAACTTTGATTAAATTATCAGAAATATTCAATGTCACAGTTGATGAGTTGATAAAGCAATAAAAAAATCCGCCCTGCTCGACTGGTACTCGAACAGAGCGGAATCACCTACACAGGGTGCAGATGATACGATTAAAACGCAAAATAATTGTATCACAATCCCTTGTGTTTTTCAAGTAATTTTAAGCACAAGGGATTTTTGCACCCTTTTTTAAGCAAAAGGAGTGTATAAAATGAAACTGCCTAACGGCTACGGCTCTGTTTATAAGCTGAGCGGAAACAGGCGCAATCCGTGGGTTGCCTGCGTGACAATAGGCTACAACAAAGAAACACGCAATCAGGAACGCAGAGTTATAGGCTACTTTCCCAACAAGCCGAAAGCTCTGAACGCTCTTGCTGATTACAATCAAAACCCGTTTGATGTTGATTCGGCAAGACGCACTTTTTCAGAAATTTATGAACTTTGGTACAAGGAGTTCATCACTGAAAACACAAATCCGAACACCAAAAGACAGTATAATGCGGCATACAAACAATGCTCAATGTTATACAATCGCAAGATGTCCGATATAAAAATCATTGATATGCAACGAGTTCTCGATAACTGCCACAACGGTTATCAATCGGTTAGGCGAATTAAAATTCTGTTGAACAAAATCTACGAATACTGCATATTTCACGATATGCTCCATAACAATCTTGCAGAAAAATTGAAAATCAATGCCAAGTCAGATGAAACAAAACGAGCACGCAGGGAGTTTTCGGAAAGCGAAATAAATCTTTTGTGGGAATATTCAAATCTTGATTCGGTAAAAATAGTGCTTATGCTGATTTATTCGGGAGTGCGTGTATCTGAACTTCTCAATCTGAAAATTTCAAATGTAAACCTTGACGAACAGACTTTCTTTGTTGAAAGTTCAAAGACCGATTCAGGTGTACGAACCGTGCCTATAGCAGATAAAGTACTGCCGTTTTGGCAGAAATTCATCTGCGATTCTCAATGTGGATATGTTCTGAATAACACCAATGGCAAGCCGCTGAAATACGATAACTTTAAACGCAACTACTGGACACCTCTGCAAAACGATTTAGGTTTAGACCACACCATACACGAAACAAGACATACCTGCATTTCAATGCTTGTATCGGCAAATGTGAACCACACAATCATCAAAAAAATAGTCGGTCACAAGTCGAAAATGGACTTGACCGAAAAGGTTTACACCCACATAAACCCAAAAGAATTAGTGAATGCAATCAACAAAATATAG